ATGACAAAGATGACATACAAACAAGAAAAATTTATCGAAAGCCTAATCAGTAAGAAACAAGAAGAATGTCCAGAATTAATTTACGAATATTATCAGAACAAACAATTCATGACAATGCAACAGGCAAGTAACATGATCCAGTCACTACTTGAATGGGCAGATAAAACCGATGACCAATTAGAAGATAAAAAAATCAGCGCACAGGTGTATTACATCGTATCTCATAAGAAGACTAAGAAGTGGGCTGAAAAGTACAATGCAATTAGAAACGTGCTACATATCAACTTAACAAAGGCAACAGTATTAAATCACGAACAATTACAATCAATAAAGGAAATCGTTTTCTAAAGGAGGAAAAAATGGAAAAGATTAATCTAATTGAAATGGTCCAGGAAGTATTAGACAGCAGCGAGACTGCTTATTCGCTCAGTAAGAAGTCCGGAATTTCCGAACAGTTAATCGGAAAATATCGCAATGGCGTTACTTCTGTCGGAAATATGACAATTGAGAACGCGCAGAAATTGATAAATATAGACCTAGCTGAACCAGAACGTAAAGACGGCGACCGCGTGTTCGCTTCTCTTCTCGCTGCACCCGTTCTCCAGCGCTTCAACTATGACGCTGACTTTATCTGCAGCAATCGTTTATCATTAAAATGGGGCGAATATACGCCTTTCTTGGACTACTTCCTGGCGTGCTTCGACGATATGAATAATATCTCTATTATCATGCGCTTTGAAAACGAGGAAGATACAGAAACATTCGAAGAAATTGCATAAAAAAAGAACCCACCGCATTGGTGGATTTTTACTACTTTAACTCTTCCTCGGTGTCATTGGTTGGTTCTACTTCTGGTAGACCTGCTAGAGACGTGCCAATTGCAGAAGTAGAACAGACTAGTTTCGCTAACTCGCTCCATAACAAATAAAACCGCTATTTAAGCGGTTTTTCTTATGTTCCGGTCAACTTTTATTTATTTTTTGCTTTGTCAATAGCATCTTGCATTGCATTTCTGATTACGTCTGCTTGAGTTACACCAAGTTTTTGACATGCTTCACGAAAAGCTAAAACAAACTTATTTTTATATGTAGCAGATACACGCATCATATTTTTTGAACGCCACGCTGCAATGTATTCCTTCTGATCAAAATCTCCACTACTTTTTTTCGACATTTTACTTTTCACCTCTATTTCTAATAATTAAAACAGTTACAATACTCGCCACCAAAACAGATACAACGATATAAATAGGCATACTTGATATTTAATGAAAAACAAATATAATTTATTAAAGGAGAGGGGCTTTCGCCCCTAGCTGTTATCACTTGGTAATCCACCATGTGATAAGTCCAGCAATTACTCCTGATAGTACACCGACGAGGAAATCACGGCCAAGTTTTTTCATCTCATCGGTTTTTATTTTGTTTTTCATCTTACCTCCTTTCTACATTTATATAATAACATATTGACGGCACTATGTAAAGTGTTTTTTATAAATCAAATAAAAAAATAACCTACCCTCAATTAAGAGAGTAGGCTTTCAATTACTTCAAATCTTCTTCGGTTTTTGTTGTTTCTGTCGGTTCGACTTCCGGCAATCCTGCAACGGAAGTACCTAATGACAAGATAGCCGCCAGTGCTGAAGCAGATAGTACCATCTGCCAGTTGACATCGCCGATTACAGCAGCCGTTCCGACCGTCGCTACGAATGTCTGTGCTGCAGTTTTTAATGCTCTTATTGCTGCTGCCTTTCCCCATTTTACCCAATATTGTTTGTCTTTCATTTATTATCCCTTCTTTCTTCGATTTGTTTGATTCTATCGCTTAGAAATATTACAGATGTTTCTGTTTGTGCCAAGCGATTTTCCAGAGACATAACTCGGTTACTTACGTCTCTGGTTGTAGCTTTTAAATCTGTGATGCCTTCCTTCACGTAGGTTATGTTTGCATTCATTTTGCCAAGTTCTTCAGCTAACTCCTTAGCCTGGTCTTTATTGCCCTTATGGATCGTAGAATTAACACTCCAGATTGTTACAACTAGACCAATTAGCGAAACTAAAAGACTAAGGTAAACAGGATTGATTCCTTCATGCATGAAACCACCTCCTGTTATAGTCCGTAGTAAATTCGGTCTACTGCACGTTGTACTGCATCTGGATCGTATCCTGCCGCACGTAATGCGTTAATACGGTCTTGCCCATTGCCATAATCACCGCGGTAGACCGCTTCCGCAATAGCGCTCATGTCATCCTGCGATGCGTTTGGAGTCGTTTCGCCTTGAAGAATCTCGTTTACACGTTGTTGTACTGCCACATTGTCATATCCTGCTGAAGCTAATGCATTGATACGGTCTACACCGTTACCAAACTCGCCGGCAATCACTCTCTGTGCAATATCATCAATAGAGTACGATGGTGTAGATTGAATACCACCATAGATTTCATTAATGCGTGCTTGGACTGCACTATACATATCGCCTAATGCAGCACGTCTTGCATCACCATTTCCAAACTCACCCGCAATTGCTCTACGTGCTAAATCTTCAACATCACCACTAACCGGTTGCGTTGATTGCGGAGTACTAATTGCACCACCTGCCATAGCTGCGCGAATGTCATTTTCGATAACATGATTTACCTGCATAGCATGGATTGTAGGACCAGGACAATTTGTTGCTACAAACATGCAATGCTCCGTTAATGTTGCGGATGGTGTTCCGTCATAGTATGGATAAATTCCGTAGCGATTGCAGATGTCCGCACACAATCTAATTAAAGAAGCATACGCAGCTTGACTGATTGGCCAATCGCCACCGCTTTCGCTATTTGCTACTTCAATAGTGATTGCGCGATCATCGTTTTCCCAGTTAGCGGATGTCCACGGATGATTTTCTTCATCGACATAACATGCGATTCGGCCATCTGATCCAATTCCATAGTTAGATGATGCTTGTCTGTTCGGATTTAAAAAGACGTTCCCACACGTCTCGATTGAAAGATTACCAGCCATGTGATGGATAGTGATCTTTGATATTGAATTGTAGCGTGAGCCTGAATGATTAGGACTCATGATTGCTGCATTGGTTAAAGCTGAATATCCCATAAATTATTCCTCTACTTTCTCTGCTTTATTGTTGCTTAATTCTTTTAACTGCTCTGCTGTTAAAGCTAAATCTTCATTCATGATTTATCCTCTTTTCTATCTAAAAAGGCGACTTTATAGCCGCCTTAATAGCAACATTTAATTTTCTTTGTAATAATCCCAGGCATTTCCGAAGCCTGGCTCATTGCCCTTATTGTTATCGATTTTTGAGACAAATACAATTCCTCTAGCGATTGCTAAGTCACCATTAGAATAGGTTGTTTTTTCATCCCACGGCTTTATATCGACTTTTGGCTTATCTTGGCTGTTCTCACTTGCTTTTAACAGTTTGTAATGCTTACTGTCTTTATCTGGAGTATTGTACTCGCTTGATGTGACTGCTTCGACAACCTCGTATGGATTGCCTTTGTATTTGAAGCGCTCTCCCTTTTTATAAGGGAATTTGAACGCATTCCAATCATCCAAGAACTTCGACCACTTGATTACGTCTTTTATTTCTGCATTTTGTAATCCTAACGCTATAAAATGTGAAACTGCTTCGGATTCTGCTCTCTGCTTAGCCAGTTCTAGCTCTGTTTCGGTAACTTCATCAAAAGAAAACCTAATACTAATATTGTTATTATCAACTATCTTAGTTTCAAACCCCAAAGGCTTTACTGCTTTGAATTGATAAATGACTGTTTCTTTCCCTGTGCTAGAGTCTATGATTTTAGAGCCTGAAACATTGTTTTGAGTCATCAACACTGATGTATCATAAATCTTATTGAACGGAATCATCAATTCAAAACTATTCTTCTGATAAGAAGTGATTCCGAAGCTTCTGCCATCATTTAATTTAATATCCATTTCTTAACCTCCTTTTAGCCTATGAAACTCTACGCCAAATGTTAACTGCGTAGTAAGGAGGCAGTGTGCTATCCTCTGCAGTTTGACCAACAACCTGCGTAAAGTGGTTCCAACTGCCAAAACCTATGCTAGTACCAGCAACAACATATGTCGCACCACCGACTGCCCCAATATTCGTGTCATTTGCAGCCTTGTAACCGATTGTATTCGGTTGATTGTTAGCTGCACCGATTGCGGCCGCCAAGTTTCCATTGCGACCATCTTTATTTCCATGAGCGTGTGTTTTACTGCCACCAGAAGATTTGATTGGCATATTCTTGCCAGCACCGATCAAGAATCTATCTTCAATCTTCTCCCATCTGCCAAAACCGAATAATGTGGCTGGACTCACTGTCGCTTCAGAAATATAAAACGAGCCAATCGGATAAACTCTTTGCAAGAGTTGTGATTGCTCGTTCTTAATTGCGGTAATTTGATTTTGCAAATTTCCTGCGGCATCTTGTGACAGTTTTTCTTTCATTTCTGCAAACCAGTCTTTAAACTGATTTTCCATATTTTTTACATATAAATCTACGTTGATTGTTTGCATGGGCGCAGTAATCAAAGGTGTTGTGTTTCGGCCAACCATATATTGTATATCGCTTGCAGTGATTTTGCTTACATTTGCGTTCACTTTGATATTTGCAATTGGCATTTCATAAATTTGCCCATCATTTTCAAGCGATGGTGTTACAGGGTTTTGAGACGGAACTCCTTTCTTGACAATGATATTGCCAACTCTTCCATTTACTGTTTTATCAACATGGACAACAATAGAATCTATTCTATTTAGCAATATGTCGGATTGTGGAATCGTTAATAAAAGATTCGCATCATTCTCAACAAATATTTGGTGCAATCGTGCCTTCCCTGTTCCGATGTTTACGGTCATACCACCAGTCTGTGTTACCTGAAACCGATTGCCAATATTGCCAAATACTCCATCCGTAATGATTCCATCAAATATCGAATTAAAATCATCCGCATCATACATACGGTCATGATTCATAGAGTTAAAGAATCCACTTTTAACTGCCATTTCTACCTCCTGGTCTATTAGATTGCTTTAAATGTTGGAACAAATGTTAGACCGTTAACTGAGTCACTAACAACCATTTCTGTTATTCGTAGTTTTTCAATAAACCCAAACTCATTCGATACAATTACAATATCGCCAACATCAAAGTCTTTTTTAAATTTGAAAATCCCATTGTAATCAACTTCGCTTTCAATTGTCGTTTGAACTGAATGTGAATTCAATTCTGCTTCTCCTTTATCTTTCAAAAGTGATTGATACTGCTCATCCGTTAGAGTTATATCATTTTCTGTTTTTGATGAAATATCACGCGCATCAACAAACAGTTCTACTCTATCTAAGCCAGCAACAGTATCATCTGTGCTTGATAATTTTCTATTGCTCCCTTCGCCTTCACCAGCAATACATGCAACATTCGCAGAACCCTTTACGGAAGTAATGACATTTGAACTAATTAAGTTGTCAAACTTGGGTGAAAATGCGACGAAGGAATTCCCATCCTGTGTATGATCATTCCCTTTGAATAATCCAAAATGAAATTGATTGTTTGTGCGAATGAGTTTGAACCCTATTCCATATTGAGTGCATAAATCACATACAATTGAATAAATATCATCGCCTGTATATTGTTTATCCAACTTAATCAAATTAATTTGTTCATCGTTCAAATCATCGAAAAAGAAGTTTTCGATTCTTCTCGATGGATTAGAAGGAGAAATAATCGCATCATTGATTACTTGGTGAATAATATATTGCATGCTTTTGTTTGCAAATACTGTTTGATTCCAAACTATACGTCTGGTCAACAAACTTTCTAACGAGCGCCCACTCACGATTAACTTTGAGCCATCTGCCAAGTCGGATTTTATTTCAATTGTTTCAATCAACATCATATGTTCGCTCTCTGTGTTTGAAAGATACATGCCAATTTGATAAGCAGAAACATTAGGTAAAGTTGCTTCTAAATATAGTTCAAAGTCTCCAGATTCGTTGTATCTGTCCGTCCATATAAGCGAAATGTAGTCATCAATTACTCTTACCTTTTCAAAATTCTTATTAAGTAAATAAATAATCATATTCCCTCTTTGATAACCTTGTTTGTAACAATCATCGAAACATGTTCACTTCCAAGTATTGCTTTGTAAGCGAATACGTTATCGCCATATTGCAAATGAATGAATTGACTATCATTTGTAAGACGATTTAATAGATTTGTTTCAGTGCCTGCATCAGCAAGTACGATTGACTTCTCGCCACGTTTTGAATTAATTCTCAATTCCTGTTTGTTGTGAAATTGAACATTATTAAATTCGATTTTTTCACGCGTATTTGCATTATATATTTGTAAGCCTGAAACATCACCATTAAACTTGATCACAATCTCTACTCCAACTGGTTGTGAACCTGTGTAGAAAATGTTTCCGGTGCTATTTTTTATAATTACACCAAATTCAATAGAGCGATTGTTTTGCTGATTTTCAAATGGGAATTCAAAAGTTTTAACAATTCCGTTTAATGATAGTGTTTTTGTTTCAACGTCATAAAAATAAGGGTCTGGGCAAATAACGCTAATTGATTGCGTAGATGATTCGTCAAACATAGTAGCTTCATTGCTCTCAACAAACCCAGAACAGTACACAGTTACGTTATCTGTAAAGAAAGTAAACTTTAAAATAACATTTCTAGGAAAATATTCGTACAACGCTTGTCGAGAGCTTTCAATAGTTATTCCATTTTCTTTTTTTAAAAGAATATCAAAAACTAAATTTCTTGAATCAATTCGTTGTGAATTATATAGCACTCCATCTTTTGTAGCGATAGCAGAAGTATTTAACTCTGCTTTAACTGGACCTAATCCACTTATATTTTTCAAAATATATCTATAAACTTGGCTTTGATTAAAGGGAAGCGTTAAAACACTTCCCTTTCCATCTATTCTCTCTACCGTAACTTTCCTAATCACTATGTAATCACCGCCTTTAATTGTGCGAATTGATTTCTTGTTTGACGATAGATTTCTAATCTAGTCAAAGCCTTAGGGCTATTATTAATCTGATTAAAATTATAAGTGTTTCCACCAGCTAATTTCTTCATGTATTCTTCTGACATAATAACCTCATTTCCGGCTTCACCTCCACCAAGTAAACTATTTCCGTTCATCCCAAAAATAGTTGGACCAGTCATCATAATTGGTCTATTCATCGCCTTTGAATACCACTCAACCCCAATCTTTGGTAAGCCATCTTTCAGCCAGTCCAACGGATTGATACTTCCGCTAAAGCTAAAATGTGGTAACGGGATGTGTGGCCACTTAAATTCAAAATTGAATAGCCCTTTTATGAAATCAATTGCATTTGAGAAAACGGATGTAATACCGCTCCAAATATTTGATGCTGAATCTTTAATACCATTGAAGATATTGCCAAACCAATCACCAATACCGCCAAAGATAGAAGTAATGGTTTCCCAAGTGTTCTTTACAAACCCACCAATTGCGTCAAAGACATGTAATGCAGTAGCTTTAATCTCATCAAAATGAGTTACAACAGCTACAATAACTCCAATTAGCACAGCTAAAGCAACCATTGCAATACCGATTGGTGCTGCCAATGCCGCAAACGAAACTCCTAGAACACCTGTTATCGTTACGATTGTTCCAATGATGGATAGAACTGGTCCAAGTGCAGCAAGTAATCCTACAAACGTTATAATCATTGCCTGCACACCTGGATCTAAGTTATTCCAAGCATCTAAGATTGCAACAATTGCATCAGCAAGATTTTCGGCAAGCGGTAGAATGCTTTCTTCCAACTTCTCTCCAACTTCAGCAAATGCTGTTTGTACTTGATGCATTTTCTGTGCCATCTTATCAGATGGGTCCTGCGTATTTTCAAATGTTGTAGCAACATTATTAAGGACACCATCAGCACCTTCAACAGAATACGCTAAATCGTTAAAATCAATGATTCCATCTTTGACTGCCTGATAGACTTTATCACCACTTTTTCCAAATAAATCATATGCAATTTTAAGCCCTTCAGCATCTGTTGAAGCGTTAAGCATCTGCTCCTGCACTTTATCAAGTGACTCTTGTAATGATAATCCGTCATTAGCCCCATTCTTCATTGCTTTAGATAGACCATTTAACATTGTGGAGCTATCGAATCCGCTAACTTCAAATGTCGCTAGTAAGTCTGCCGCTTGATCAACAGACATATTCAATTCTTTAAATAACGGTGCATTATTAACCAGTCCACTTGTCAGAGTTTCCATTGAAACTCCTGTACGCTGTCCTTCCCAATTAAGAACGTCTAAAATATTGTTAAGACCATCCGCGCCAATCGACCATGCATCCATGGCTTTTTGAACACTATCAATCGAGCTGCTTACATCTAACTTGTTTATTTTTGCAAATTTAAGAAATTGAATCGCCGTTTCTTTTAGTAAGTCACCTGTATACATAAATCTCGTATTGACTTCACCGACAGCACTACCTACATCCTCAATTGATGAAGGCATTTGACCATATACGGATTTAGCAATATTTTGCATTTCTTCTAAGCTGTCACCAGTAGCACCAGTCTTTTCAACAATGATATCCATTCCTTTATCAATTGTTTCAAATGATGCTGTAGCTGCAGCACCCACTGCTAAAATTGGCGCCGTTACATTTTTTGTTAGCGACGCGCCTGCATTACTGATCTTTCCGCCAGCTTCTTGCACTGCTTTGCCAGCATTTGCGATTTGTTGTTGTGCAACACTGCCAAACTCTTTGTATTGTTCTTGAAGTTTCTTCAATTCACTATTCGTAGAAGAAATATCACGTTCAAGTGCTCGCATTGCTTCTGCATTTTTTCCGGAACCGCCATCTTCCGATTTCAACTGTTCGAGAATTCTTTTTTCTTGTTCAAGTTTATCTTTAACACTGGCAATAGATGTTTTCAATAAATCTTGTTTCTGCTTTAATAAATCAGAATTCTTTGGATCAAACTTTAACAGCTTATTTACATCTTTTAATTCTTTCTGTGTAGAATTAATTGATGAATTCGCATCTTTTAGACCTTTAGAAAGCTTGGCCGTATCGGCACTAAGTTCGACAGTAATACCTCTTATTTTATCTGCCATTTCTTCCTCCTTCCTGACTAGAAATTATTTACATCACTAACTGTAGCTTGCACATCATAAGTAAAGCTGTCATTGTTTCTTTCAATTAACATGTCAAACACCATCCCTACAGTTATTGAACTAAGTTCTTGAATTGATAGACCGAGTTCTTTAGCTCTCAACAAGAACATAGCTGTCGTCAATTCTCTGTCAGTAGGAGGTTCTATTTTTTTGGAACAACTGTTGTTCCAAGCGATAGAGCCCACAATTCAGAAATCTGAGGGAAGATTTCTTCAATTGGAAATACATTAAAAGTATCTAACCACTCATCAACTGAATCCGGAATGGTGCTGTCAGCCTGTTTGGCCATAATATATGCAAGACGGCTAAAGGTTTCTATTACATCTGTAGATAGATCTACGCCGTTATCACTCAACTTTTTAAAATCTCTAATTAAATCTTCATTAAAACGATTTCTGTAGTAAATTGCTGTAGCAGCACTTGCTGTAAAGGGAACATCTCTTCCATCAATATGAATGTTTTTTCTCATAATTTGCTCCTTATATATGTAAAAAAGCGCCCACTAAGTGAGCGCCATTGTATCTATGCTGCAACTTGTGCAGGCTCTGGAACTGCAGTAAACCAATTGCCAAATAATTCAGCGTCTGTTGATTCACAAGAATACTTTACAAGGCCATCCGGTCTAGCAGAAGCAGATACATCTAATGTTGTATGCTCGATAGTAATCTTGTCTTCTTTTGTTGTTCCCTTTTCTTCCTTCTTAGCTAGTTTACAACGATACAAGATACCACGCTTAGCAGTAGCTTTTGCATCTGCTAATGCAAATTCAAACAATAAAGCAATTTCAGGAGCATCATCTGTATCTTTTACAATCATGCCACCTTTAGAATCAATCTTATGACCTAATAATTCAGCTTCAATAGCCTTTTCCAAGTCCTCTACTTCAATTGATCCAGTATACCCAGATAAGGAATTACCCTGATACCAAACTCCATTATCGGCATATTCTTTTATACTATTTGTTTCTTCAGATAAACTTATACTTACAGCACCCTTCAAAGGTTTTGGAGTATCATATGTATAAGTTCCATTATCTGTATTTTTAGCCAATGCATAATGTACATTTTTAATACCATAGCGCACTCTACTCATTTATAATTACCTCGCTTTCATAAAGTGTTTCAAACATCTGTTCAGAATCTATATACGATTCTATTTTTGTATAAAGAAAAGAAGCATCCTTCAATGCTTTTTCCACTTTTTGTTGTGTTCTATAGTCCTTTGTTTTTGTATAAAGTTCTATATTCAAATTTTGTATGCTTGCATGAATTGTATCATCTGCATATTCGTTCGATGATGTTGGGTAGTAATATACGATATATGGAAGTTTTGGTGAGTTCCCAACTTTAAACGAATAATATGCAGTTTTATCTTCACCAAGTATTTCTTCAATAATTTTTCTTATATCATCAAACTTCACTTTCCCAACCTCTCTTTTATACGCTTTATCAATTCACTTTGTGCCCAATCATTGACTGGGGAAATATGCTCAAAAGCCTTTGTCCTACCACCATTTCTTTTCGCATGGCCAAACTCAAGTAAGTGTGTTAATTGATAGTGGTTTTTATTGTATGCGACTGCTTTAATGGATACACGTTTATTGTCAACTTTCGAAGTCCACCCTTTTCGATACTTTTTGCCATTAAAAGATCCAGCACTTTTTAACTTCTTTGATGCTTCCTTTGCAATATCAGTTACTTCTTCTTGGATAGCATTTCTAGCTTCGTCTCCATACCTGGTTAAAAGGTCATTCAGCGTATCTCCAAAGTTACTAACTTTGATAGTATTACTCATTCCCTTTTCTCAATTCAGCATAGAGTTCAATTTCATCATCTATTTCGTATGTTCTGTATACTGTGAAACGTTTATTTTTAAACTCTATTACATCTTCATCGTTGTAATCGAAACGAAAAAGTGTGAATTTGCGTTGTGCCTTTAGACCATTTAACCCTGCATTAAAAAATTCACTTTGTGAAACTGAATCTGCTGAACAGAAAACTCTTCTTTTTGATTCATTTGTTACGAATATGCCATATGAATCTTTTGTTTGTACTTGTGTAATAAGATAAATTACGTCTGACTTATCCATGTTATACTCCAAATTCTGTAAATTCTGCTGACATACCTAACTGCTTTTTCTGCTCATCGTATGATTCTTTTAATCGATCATAATCACTTGGCTGGCCGAAATTAAGTCGCACATATGTAATGATTGCATGTTCCACTATCGGAGATAAATTCTCCATTTCAAACACTCCAGCTTTAATACCTGCCACTTTTAAATCTGTCTTCGCCGCATTAGCGAGCATGGTCAATTCTTCATCGAATGCGTCTGTGGTAATTCTAAGGCTCAATTTAATTTTATCTAAGTTCATTTCTCGCTCCTTTTACAAATGAAAAGGAGCGGTAAAACCGCTCCTTAATTTTATTACGCCTGTGTGATTACCTGCATACCATGGAATACAACTAAATCAGCATTAGCAGTCTGCAATCCACGTACACCAATAACGTTCTTCTTGAAGAATTCGCCGCCTTCATCAGTGCTAATTTCATAGTTATCCCACATAGGCATATCAATTGTCATCGGCTGGCCAAACAATTGTGTTCCCTTAGTTAACTGATCAAGGATACGGAATCGTGTAATTGTACCACCTTCTTTGATTGTTCCAGAAGTAGTTGTATCTGCATCAAATGAAATTTCATACACAGCCTTCTTGTCTGTTGTTCCGCGAACCTTGCCAAGTGTAGCTAAGTCTTCCTGTGCGATGTATAAGCAAACTGAACCCTTATTTTTAACTGCACGGAATCCTAATACTAGATTACGTAGATAATCTTGATCTAAAGCTACTGCTGTACGCTTCTCTGTTAATGCAGATGCCTTAATTGCAGCAACAATCTTATCAGAACCCTTTGCACGTAGTGCAGATAATGCTGCTGTTTCAACTGCTCCCATGTAGTTAACTGGTGTCATTTTCTTAACTTGCTTAGAAACAGTATCAAATACAGCCCATTCAGCTGGTGCAATCTTAACTGTATCAAATGTAGCAGCAGTACCAGCCACATCTGAACCATCCACAACATCTGCTGCTGCAGCATTTGTCTTTTGATATCCTACTTCCCATGTCCCATTTCCTGTTAATTCGATTGCATTAACATCGTCAACAATATCAGATGCAACTTCAGCTAATCCATTAACGCCTCCAGCTGCTGCTGGCTTTGCAATCTTGCCTGTGCTTAAAATAGCGCGCTTTTCCATATGTCCTGTTTCAACAAAATCATTAGCACGTTTTTCAACTTCATTTAAGTTTGTTTCTGTTGTTCTATTTTCCACAATTACACCCTCTCCATTTGCAACTTTTTGCATAAGAGTCTTACGCTTTTCAGCAGATTCCTTTAGTTGCTTTTTTCTTTCTTCCAATTGATTTACTTCTTTTTCTAATGCCTCGATGTCAGCGTCTTCTTTTTCTAATTCTTCTTTAATCTCAGACATACGCTTTTCAACATCATCAAAATTCATTTTGTCGATATCCATTTTTAGCCCTCCATTTCCGACAATTTTAACTTCAATTTCAGCCTTGCTTTTCTGTGTTCTTTTTCCTGCGTTTTCAGTCGCTCCGCTTTAATTTCAGCAATCACTCCGTCGCTAAAATTTCGCGCAGATATATCAGTACCATCATTGGCTGGAATAGAAACTGCTGATACATCATACAGTTTTCCAATTTTCGTGATGGTACGTAGAACCGTAGTAATGCCATTTTCATGGTCTTCTGTTACTTCTCTCTTATCTTCAAGAACTGTAAATGCAAACGACATTCTGTCAATTACACCATTTTTGATGTCTGCATACAAGTCGGGACCTCCAGATGATTTACTTAAATCAGCTCTTGTAAATAGTCCTTCATTATCTGGTTGAACTTCCAATGTATTGTTTCTTGTACGTGCAAATACTCTACCAGCATGATCAAATTGCATAATTACATCTGACATATCGCATTCCGAAAATGCATTTCTATCAATTTGTTCATATACTTCACAATCAGAATACTTATATAAAAGATATGGTTCATTAAACGTGCATGCATGCCCTTCGACAATCAGTTTGTCATTATCGCCATCAACGGTTCTAAATTCAGGGCGCATGTCATTACGTCGAATTTGTCTTCCTTCGCTAATCTTATCTAAAATTGTTTTACTCATTTCCTTCACCTTCCTTGGTTTCTTCATTCGAAAAATAATATTCGCCTCGAATCGGAGCTTGTTTTCCTGCGCCATCTGGTAATGGTCCCCAATTAAACAGTTCTCTTATTTCATCAATCATAATTGCACCGCGATCACCAAGTTCTTTTGCCATCGACACTTTCGCGCCAATCGACATGTATTGAAGTCGATTAGCTACAGCTGCAAAATAAGAACCGTTCGATTGTTCAAATGGCGTATACATCCATTTAGTTATTACTTCTGACAGTTGGATTGCCATTGGCTCAATAGCGCCATTAAAAAAGGCGTCTAATTCATCGCCTGTTGCTGAATTATTTAATATTTTTTCATTAACTCCGTAGTAGAACGTTACATTTTTCTGAATTAATTCTCGTTCAGCAGAACTTGAATTGTATACATTTGGTGTAATCTGCTTAACGTTACTATACGTATTAGGAAATAGTAGTAACCCACCGCCATCACCAGATAGATTTTCTTCTGTGAATCGCTTACGTTCTTTAGCTAAATCTTCCGTTTTGGTGAAGTTGGTAACATTCGCCATAAAACGATATGTGCTAGCATTCTTAACAGCTTCTTCAATACCCTGATTCTGAATGTTGATCAAACTCATTGTTGCATTAAGTGCTGTGTTTGATTCTCCAAAATAATCATTTCTATATTGGAATTTTGTTAAAATTCCAATATTAGAAAGTTCTTCAGCTGTTGACTGCCCATTTGAAAATATGAATCGTATCCATGGCATTTTATTCGCCAATACTAATTCATAGCGTTCTGGAAGAAACGTAATCATTCCAACTCGCTGCATATTTTTATCATATTCAGGAACAATAAAGGCTGTATTTTGCATATCAAGAATTGTATTCAGTCTATATATGAACTGATACCATGTTTGCATGGTGTTCGGTGCTTGCTTCAATTTCGTTACAAGCTTGCTCTGTGCCGAACCATAGAAACACGGTTTCAACTTTGCAATATGCCTAGAACGCGCATCAATGGCAGTTCTGACCAATTCAGACTCATATAGTTCTCCATTCCACGTTCTAAACGTAGGAGTATATGCTGACAAAGTTTGAAAATAATTGTCAGCTCTGATCTTCTGTTTTATCTTCGGAAATAAAATATCAAATAGTCCCATTAGTCCTCCTATTCATTTTTTAGCTGCACGCCAATTTCCTCATTCCATTTCTGACGCACACACATTGCATCTAAAAAAGCAGCCATACCATCAATATGTGCACGCTGCTCTAATTTAATTAATTTAACTCGATTTGTTTCAGTATTAGCTTTAATTGCTGAATCAAGAAAATGTATCTTTAATAAATCGTTGTTCCCTATCTTGATAGTTCCGTCCTTCATTAATCCCTCAACTTCTCTAATTACTGGTGTTAAATTCTCGCCTTGATATACATCATCCATATGGAATCCGTACTGCTTCATTTCGTTAACTAAATATTGAGACGAATATCTATCATATCCAACTTTCAGCGGGTAAATTTGATACTCTTCAATTAGCTTTTTAAACCATTTAAAACAATCTACATAATCTATGAAATTCTGACCAGATTCTGAAAGTAATCCACGCTGAATGTATGTTCTATATGGCAATCCATCTCTTGCACTTGCTTCATCAATCTTTTCTGAAGGCAGGAAGAATTTAGAAAATACATAAAGTTTTCCTTTTTTCTCGATAACAATATTACATGCTGTTAAGTCAGTAGTTTGTGACAAGTCGATTCCGCCAACACAATAACATCCTCTAAAATCTTCTAGTTTCAACTCTTCGCATATCGTTTTATCAATCGTTTCTGTTGATAACCAAGCCTGCGATGAGTTTTGTTTAATATTGCAGTATTTAGTTATAAACTCTGCTTTCTTCGTTAATGACTCCATTGCCGTATCGATTTGGTCCAATATAAATTGCACCGAAACAGAAACACCAAGTCCAGGAAGACTCTTTCTTAATTCGTTAATATCATTCCATTTTTCTATATCATCAATCATATACAGAACAGGGAGCAATCTCTTTTCACGCGAATTTCCAAGAAGGAAACTCGTACCACGTTTGATTAACTCATCATACGGTCCATCATTGACATATCCTGAACTTGAAATTGATAACGTAATAGGTTCGTTTCGAGAACCTGTGCCGGACACCATAACCTCATACTGTTTAGAACCTCTATTAGCTGGCCAAGATGACATTTCATCCATGACTGTCAGCATCGGATTATATCCATCTGCTTTTTTCTCATTAAATGCAATCTTTTTAATAGATGTGTTAGAGCGTTCTATATATAAGTCCGATTTTCTCGGATAAGTCATATTACTAAAAACAGGAGTTTTATCAACTGTAAATTTAAAAGCAGAATATACCAAATCACTTTGATCTAACTTTGGAGCAACACAATAGATTTCACTACCAAATTCTCCATCAGCATATGCTTCATATGCAATAATTGCTGCCGCAAGTAATGTCTTACCCTGCTTTCTTCCAATAACTAAAATAATTTCACGAAACTGCCGATATCCATCTTTATCTAAAATTCCGTATAGAACAGAAATGAATGCCTTTTGCCATAAATCCAATTTAAGAAATCCTGGTGCTAGTTTCCCTTTATTATGTCGGCAAAATTTTTCGATAAAACGTATCGCATTGTTAGCTTTTTTCTGGCTAAAAATGTATGTTCCATCTTCAATTCTTTCAACAATTAGTTTATAAAGTAGTCTAATCCAAACTCCAACAAGGATGCTTCCATCACATATTCCCTGCCAATATTCGAGGATAAAGTTATTCATTTGCAGCCTTGATAAACTCGTCTAATTCATTCTTAGCTTGATCAGGAGGGCATAAATCATTTAGCTGTTTTATAATAGCTTGATAGCTTTTATTTGTTGCTGTATACGTCCGTGATGCTGGTCGTTCACGCTCATACGGAACAGCATCTTTCCCTTGACAAAATGGCTCTGTTTCGCCATTTTCTTGAATGTCCTTCCAGAGTTCTTCAAGTCGAATACGCAATCGTGCAGCTTCAACAATAAGTCCTTGAACAACTGCAAATTGATTTTTTGGAAGAGATTTATAAATCTTATTTAATCGATTTATTTCTGACTTCTCAGTCATCTCTTTTTTCTTTGCCATTTTATCTCCTTTCTTTCCCAATTAATCTAAATTAGGAGGGGGTTATACACATGTGAGAGCCAAATTTTAGAGTCAACTCCTCGGTCTTCATGCCCCTCTATTTTTGCATAGCATAGGGGGGAGTATTTCAACAGAGCCGTCAGCTTTGACACTGTATCTTCTAGATCTAGCAGACGCATTGTGCCTAGCTTCATGGCAACTCTTGCATAATGTTATTAAGTTATCTTCACCAAGTGAAATTGATACATCCATAATGTTATCTTCAGTTAGTTCTACAATGTGATGCACTTCTTTGCCTGGTGTTATCAACCCTTTTTTCAAACAGTCTTGGCATAGGCCGTTATCTCTTTTCCAAATAAACTGTCGTGTCTTCTGCCATGTTCTTGATTTATAAAAAGCTTTGCTAAATTCCTTCGCCATACATTTCCTCGGTGCAGGCGAAAAGGGCAGACATCAAGATATAGATGAAAGGAGGATTAATGTGCCATGAAAACTTCATTTGAGTTAAGGTTTTGTTGACGCCTGCCCATAGAAAAAGCACACATCCCAAACATGTGTGCTTCCTTCACCTACGCGCATAGTAGCATACTTTTTTCGTCATTATCATGACAAATTAGTATTTTGATAATGCACTTCTTATTTTTCTCTGTACTGCTGCCATATCATATCCAACTAGTTCGCCGATTGTTTCAAATGTTCTTCCACATTCATAACGCTCATATAGTAATTCAATTTCTGAATCCGATAGTTTTTGCAAGAACTTCTGAATATCGTTAAGCTCTGTATCATACATTTCATACTGTTTCAGCAGCATTTCTTCTTCATTCATTAACTCAACGATATTACTTTTATAAATACGTGTGCCTCTTTGATACTTTGCTTCTTCTTCAGAACGAATTGACGGTGATCTAACCGTTCCTTTAAGTTCGATACTTATTTCTTGAAGTCTGTCCCAAATTTCAACAGCACGATTTGCAGAAAACCTGATACCTTTCAGCTTTCCATCAATATACTTAATCTTATCGTTATTAATCATGTTTCACCCTTCTGCTTATTTTCTTCTCTACCCAACGTAAGCGGTCTTCAAGCACAAAGAGTTGGTATGTATTAACTTCTGCATATTCATTTCTTTTGTGTTTATCCTTTACTCTTGATATTTCCTTTTTCAAATCACTTCTCTTTCTTAGGAGAAGTACAAGTTCAATCTCTTCTTTTTTAGTCATCATCTACTTCTGCAATCTTTGAAGCAAGCATAATGAATACTCCATAAAATACTCCACAAACAAATGATATTAGCGCCATTATTGACATACAGTTTCATCCTCCGGCATTGAATAAATTTCATCATTATCCCAAAAATCATTTTCAGCCAAATCACGCATGACTTCCTGTGCTTTTTCCTTTTTTGAATATGTTCCTAGAAGACAATCATCTTCATTAATTACAGCTCTGACATTAAACACTGTTCCGCTTCCTGGATTTCTTTCCAGAATATAAAGTTTTCTTAGTTTCGGTCTGTAGTAAATTATTTCCCTGTTTTGCGTTTGAATTGAATACATTTTCTTCTCCTTTTTTCTATTGTCTGTGAGTGTAACAGAATCATAACTATGTAACGCTCATTGCAAAGCTTTATTTTCTTAATAACGCTTATCAATACTGCTTTATCTTGTTTTCTTCTGTTTTTGAGTGTTACAAAATTCGAATGTTACACTCACGTTTGTTTTTACTTTATCTTTGATACATGCAAGAATGTTATTTTCTATCCCCATTTTTCTGTATGATTGATAGACTCTCTAACATCCTGTATGTCGGATGGCTCTAACATGATGTACAACATTGTTTCAGCTGCACTCTCATGCATCAGTAGTTTTTGTGTCGTTAATAAATCATGAGTGCTATCCCAGTACCATCTACCATATGACTTTCTTAAACTGTGGCAGGCAACAGGATATTCAATCCCTGCTTCTTTGGCTAATTGTTTAATTACTCTCCATGCCTGCTGGCGCGTGATTGGATAGCCTTTTAAACCTTGCCGAGACTCGAAGATATATTCATTCATCTGAATGTTGTAGCGCTCTATATATTCTCTAACAGTGGCATATACGTCAGGATTCATATTGAATTGCTGTACCTTACCTGTCTTCATCTCTTTACAAGTGTATTGTCCGCCAGCAATATCCCTAGGCGTTAACTCAATAAGAGTTTCAATTCTATTTCCTGTGTTAACACCTAAGATCAACAGAATGTAGTTTCTGTACCACACACGATATTTCCATGATTCAGGAGCGTGCTTATCACGATGGTTTAGGCAGCATCTAACCATTTCGTCAAAGTCGCTCTTGATAAACGGTTTGACGATTTCTCTACCGTGCTTATCAGCAGTCTTCCGAAGATATCCTTTCGTGCGCTGCAACCGTCTAAGCTGTCTCATTAACGTACTCGACTCCTAATTTTTCTAACTCCTTTATGTTTTCATTTAATTCAGAGTTATATTTATCTAAAATTGTTTGAACTATATTTCTATCCATTTCGTAAAAACGGTGATTAATTCTTATACATGCATCACCTATTCCTTCTTGTTTCGCTTGAAGAAGATGTCTAATATCTTCATTTAAATATTTTATTTTGTTTAATATCGTTTCTACTTTTTCCATATCACTTGATTTCATCATTCTTCATCCCCCATTATTTTTTCGGATATTAATTGTTTCAAAACATCTAGATCATATCCACTTTCAATGAATTTAATTGCAATTGGTTTGTTGCATCCATTTCCAAGATATGTGTAAATATATTCAAAATCATCTTCAGTGAAATTAGTTCCTAAAAATTTATTAAATGAAGTCATCAATTCTGTTTGATATCTTCTGTTTCTCCATTCTTTTTCATACGGCTCTGTTTTATAACACCTGCTTACAGAAGAAATAAGTCTCCGGATTAATTCGCAATCAGAGTCAACATTTTCCAATGAGAAGAAAAAATTACTTTTACTATCCAAAATAATTTCAAATCCATCATTGTTGAATTTTACGAAGCTCTCTTTGAATGCTGCCATTATCTTTATTAAAAAATCTCTTATTGAATCATTCATTATTTTCACTCCAATCTATAATTTTTTTAAAATAATTTATTTTCAGGCAAATAATTCATCCACAGAACTTCTGTTCTTCTATTAGATGATTCTGCTAGAGTATCTTTTGTTTCTTTATGCCAACCTTTTAGAATTGAATCATATAAATCATTTTCGTATCCTGAAATCATAATTTTTGCAGGATGTTTTTTGATTTCTTTTAATAAATTCATATGATATTCATCTGTCATCTCATGATGATACATGTTGCTTTTTCTTGTACCTAGCAGATATGGCGGATCAAGATATATAAAAACATCCGATGTATCGTATCTTCTTATCAATTCCAACGCGTCAAGATTTTCTATTTGTACACCTTTTAAGCGTTCAAAGGCAGCTTGTAAAATATTCGGATACTCGTTCCAACTTTTCGCAGGGTTTGGAGATGTTCCACATTGGCCACTTCTAAAACCATTTTTATACCTGTTTCCAGCACCAATTGACATGTAACACTTAATCGCGAATCTTCTCGCTCTTTCAACATTGTCTATTCCTTCAGGATTGCTCCACGCATATTCATATTCATCTCTGCTATATGCTGTAAGTGCAATTGTTTTAATTAATCTATCTGGATTATCACGCAGTGTTTTAAAAAAATTGAATACATCTCCATTTAAATCATTGATTGTTTCAATATGTGCCTTTTGTTTCTTATTGAAGAAAATTGCCCCACCACCGAAGAATGGTTCAAGATAAACTTCATGCGGTGGGATGAAACTGCATATCCAATCAGCAATTCTGTTTTTTGCACCAGGATATTTGATTACAACGCTCATCATTCACTCCGTTCTATTTGTGCTTTACTTACTATCTTCATAAAATCTTCGTAGCTATAATCTTGAAGATATGTTTTCAAAATGTTGTATTGATTGATGTTTGCTTCGATTTGCACTTGATAATTGTGTTCTGCAATATGAAGCATATCTATCAATTCATCTTTTGACTTTCGCTTTAGTGCTGTGTCGCTTGGAAATACAGTTCCTAAGCACCCTAACTTTTTAAGCATTTGGATCACCCCACATTCTCTTAAATGCCAACTTAGAACCATACTCGAAATTGAATTTATCTTCTTTCGAACACTTTGCATTCCCGTGTCTTACGCACTCTCCATCCGCGAAGTATGCGGCTGTGATGCGTCGCCCTTTTTTGATAATTCTGATTTCTTCTTCATCTGCATCATAGTCACCAGTTAATGACTTATATAAATTGCTAAATGCTTTTTGTAGATTATTAATTTCTTCTGCTATATTAGTCATTTGCTACCATTCTCCTTCCGTTTAATACTTTCTTTTTCCAGATTTCTGCTGTACCCCAAACTTCTTTTGGTGGATTTTGATTGTATTTGGCTCTTATCTGTACGATTTCTTTTTTGCAAAATTCCATTGTGTATAAAGGTTTTTTTGGTGCTTCAGCATTTCTAATAAATACAATCGTTATTGTTCCAGAAGCATGCCTATCAATATATGTACTTACACAGTGATGTAATACAGACCCTTCTTTAACAATGTCACTCGCTCTTTTAGGTAAGATGAACTTCAGACCATTAATCTCCATTTCCATGTAATTTCTCGTTTTAATAAGTTCATCAAATTTATTTTTTAATTCTCTATCACGGTTTCTTTTAGCTTGTGCTTCTCGTTCACGTTCAAGAACATTGTTGAGTTCAACAAGATGATCATGTGCTTGGAAAAGATTTCTAGGACATGCGTTAGTTTCGTTAATTGGAACATTACATTGTTCCATTAATTTCAGATAGTCGATGTAGTATCTGAAATCTATCTGATTTTTAATAGCCCAATTCTGAAAGTGAATAATTCCAATACAGCTTGGTATCTTGTCAAAATTTACATGCGATATATATTTTTCTGCTCCAGGCACAGGCTTCCCATTTCGACCTCTGATTTTTTCATCTAGTATTATCTTTTCGAATCCAAAATCAGAATTCTTAATTTCATGCTTATGCTTTCTGAGCCACTTTTCATTCATGATTCTCATATCGCATTGTGCTGGCGAATACATAAGCTCATATACAATTTGGCATGCATTAATCTTTTGCAAGAATTCAATTTCACGTCTATATTTATAGAACCGTCTAATTTCCCATATGTTGATAGGTATCTTCCACTCAATATACTTAAGTTCAGATTTTTGTTTTAGTTGATTATCAATATCATTCTCATACATAACAACTCCTGTATATGCACCGCCCATCGAATACTGTCTACACAGCCCAAATTGATATCTACCAGTCACAAAATAGTTTTGGCTGCATTGAATATGCTCGTCATTCTCAAATAGTTCAAAATTCACTAATTCACACTCAATGTTTTGAATTCCGTGATCGTATTTCGAATAGAAACCATATGACTGGATTTCTATGCGTTTCGATGTACACAACAAGATAGCGAAACATTTATACTCACCACAGAAGGTTATCCGTGTGTTTGCTCGCAATTTTCTATTGATAATCATGCATCCCTTTCGATTAGCCGATAGCGTCTTATTTTTATTTGAAAACACGATCATAGGAATCTGCGCATAGCACCAATCAAAGAATGCTTTCGGAACTTTCAAGCGTCTTTTGACATAGTAATCTGCATCTCTCATAATTCAAAAAGATTAATCCTTTCAAAATCCGCCTTCTTATGATTCGTTTTAACATCGATTTTAGGCGATTGTTTCTTTACTACAGGTTTCTTGTCATTGCTTGTATTCACCTCTGCTTTAACGTTTGATTTGACTTCTTTAAGGTCTGAATTGAAGTAATCTACAACCCAGCCAAACACAACCGAGTCAGCAATCATTGCACAATTGTTTTCTTTGCTCTTATATGCATTATTAACGCAATATTCAAGCGCTGCTTTAATTGTTTTGCCATCTTGGCATATTTTCTCGAATAGACCATCATCTTCCTGTTCACAGAGCCAGTTATGAATGGCATCCACTCCATCAGAATGTATTTGGCTCATTTCTTCATTCATCTTTGCTAGTGCCTTATCTTTCATTTCTGACATGTTAATCCTTCCTGTTGCAGTTTCTGCAATCTTTCTACTAACTCTTTAGAAGCTGGT